GGGTGTTATACCAAGCCCTATTCTTCTTGCAATGCGCCAGTCCATGCAAGCTGGTCGAGCCATAGCAGATGCTGCCGTAAAAAGGGTAAACTCCTATATTCGAGATCTTCTTGGCATTTCTTTATTTCCTGACCGTGATGGATTCTTTGGATTTTTCTCTCAATCATCTAGGTTTGGGTTAGATCTTCTAAGTGGGGTTACAGGAGCATTAGGTGCTTTTATCGGATTTGCTCAGGGCGCGGCCCAAGCTGCTAACGAACTTTCCAACCGTTTTGCTCAAGCGGAAGCGTGCCTACAGAAGTACAAGGACTACTTAGATTACCAAAATGGAAATGCTTCAGCCCGTAGAGAGGAGTTAGCCGCTTTAGACCCTGCCGGGTTCGATGAAGTAATTAACTCTCAATTTGGAGTTTATCTTGAGCAGCAACAACAGGCTCAAACCTTTATTGACGAGGTAGATGCTCAGATAGCGGTGATCGACAATATACTTCTTCAGAGAACTTTAGACCCAACCCTCGACCCGTCCTTCGAGCAGGAGGAAGTTACAGAGTCTGTATTCCGTCTCGAAGCTGGTCCTCCGAGGTCGAGATCGGGTAGGTTTGTGTTGTCCGTTGATGGCTTATACTACGACTCTCAGGTCAGCGGTGTTGAACCCGCTCTCCTTGAGCTTGCTGAGAGGGAAGATGATGTTAGGTTTGAGGAAGGTGGATTCTACAACGGTGACCTTTGGAGACTGGAGTTCGATCCTAGCATTGGTGGTCGTGGCATTCCAACCACCTCAAACGACCTTAGGTACTATTTCAATACTATATTAGATCCTGAGATCATTGATGACTCTAAGGGTGTTACAAAATTCTACGATCAGGATGAACTACTTCTGAGTCTGGAGGGTCAGAAGGATAGGAAGGTGTTCGATGTTTCTGCTGATATTCAGCAGTTGATCGACAGCGGATCTTCTATTGCCGTGATTGACAATATGCGTCAGGTGATGATCTCTGAAACATCTCACTTCCAAGACAAGATCAACAAGCGTAAGAAGCAGATTGAGTTGGCTGTAAAGATCCCTGCGTTCTTAGGTAAAGGCCCACAATACACTCCAGGCAATGTGCCTGTCAATGATTTCTCTTACTTAGCTGGTTCTAACTTCTTATTAGATCTTGAGAATCAAAGAAGGATTGTTCTCGACCAAGCAGATGTTACTGGGGTGGTGCTTCCCCTTGAGGTTAAGTATACCGAGAAGATTGAAACAACTGATTCTATTTTCCTTGATCACATTCTGCTGAGTAACTTAGCCAAGGGTGAGATCATTGATAATGACGCCCCCGCTTCTTCTGCCCCAAGCCTCCAAATCAATACTAGAATTGTTGAAGACGGCTTGGCAGCGTTATACAACTACCTCACCGTGGAAGCCAGCGAAGCTTCGGGGGCTGAATTTGGAGTCCATAACAGCAGTCGTTTCCGACAAACTCACAACGCGCAGTTTGTGGGTGTCGTCTCCTCTGTCTTTGATAAGGGCTTGGGTATTCCGAGGCTGGATGGTGTCTCCTCAAACGGAAGTTACATCAAACTTCCTGAGGTCAGTCAACTTCAAGATATGTTCTACGGCACCAATGGTATGTCCATTGAGACATGGGTTAACGTGCCTAACTTAAGCAGCGTCGCAGATGGTTACACTGTTGGTGACTCCTCTACCTCAGCCCTCTACCGATTGATTCTTGCTAATGAGAATACGGGTATAAGTGATTCTAAGACGCCTCAACCTGACATAAACAATCTTAGTCTGGATACTGGGACGGGAGTTACGAGGGGTCTTATCTATGGCTTCACTAGGGATAGGAGGCTGACAGAGGGCGAACTGCCGAGCAATGATAGCGCAGATAACCCGACATCCAGTCTGCAACTGGTATTGGCTCCTACACAATCCTATGACTCATCGACTGTTGGCCTTATAGCCGACAGGACAACCAACTGTAGCAGGGACAGTTGGCGGGGCTTTAAGGTTCCAGTGTTTGAAACCCTTAACGGTAAATCCCTTTCAAGCTGCGAGAATGAGTTCTGTCAGCTTTCGCTGACCTTAGACCCTGCTAATGACTCGGTGAAGCTATACTTGGATGGTGTCAATATTTCTACTTCAAGCTACCGATCTGTCTTTGGAACTCAGAAGGTTACAGAAGTGTTTAAAACTCCCTCTGTCTTCCAAAACAACTCTTTTGAGTATGCTGCGTCAGCAGGCCCACAGCTTGATACCTACTTCACGCCTTGGATTCTCGGCGGTGGATACACTGATGGTAACCCTAATGGGAACTTCATGGGTGGGGAATATGGCGGTAAGATTAGTGGTCTGCGGGGGTATGTAGGTTGTACCCGATTCTACAGTAAACCGTTAACAGACGCCGAGGTTCTAAATAATTATGAGGCTACTCAAAAGTTCTTCAAATACATCGACTTAGACTAATATGCCCATCTCAAATAACGTAACAAGGTTTGGAACGGTTACCCCTTCTGTAATCCAGAAGTCCACTACGCTTAAGGATCCTAGACTCCAAGGTCTTAACTACCCTATCCCAACCAACCCTAAGAATGGGTATTTCAGTAAGGCCACGAACCTGGAGTTAGTTAAGTCTAACTTAACCTCGCTGATTAAGACCGAGCGCGGTGAGCGGTTTATGCGACCTGATTATGGTTGTAACCTTAGGAAATTTCTAATGGAACCTTTAGACGAGGTGACGTTCTCGTTAATAAAAGAGGAGATTGTTACCTCAATACGTAGATACCTTAGCACTGTTTCGGTAGGAAAACTCCAAGTATTTGAGACTAGGAGTGGGCAGTTGAAGGTGAATCTCTACTGCTCCGTAAGAGATGCTATTGCAACAGCGTTTAACATTGGAGTTAGAATATAATGGTAGTCTTCTCAGGGACAGTTGACTCAGACTTTTTAAAGCTATTACCGTCTGAGCTTGATAATAAGCAAAAGCTGATTAACCACAGCGCATCCGATTTCGAAACTCTAAGACAGAATTTGATAAAGTATGTTAAGGCTACATTCCCCTTAGACTACAACAACTTCGAGAGTTCAGACTTTGGTGTCCTGCTTCTGGAGATGATGGCTGCTGTGGGTCACATTCAGTCTAACAAATCTGATTACCTCGCTAATGAGAACTACATCGGAACTGCTCGGAGCCGAGATAGCGTGAAGAGGTTGTTAGAGCTTATTGGCGTTAGGATGAAAGGCCCTATCTCTGCTGCTGCCAATGCTTCTATTACCTACACCACTGACGCGGTAGCAAGCCCTTCCTCGATGGTTGTCCCCGCAGCTAATCGGGTGATTACGATTACCTCCCCTGAAGATGGTGGAACTTTAACGTACACACTGTATAAGGTCAATAGTAACGGCACCGTAGATTTAACGGATGCTAGTGAGGATCTTGAGTTCTCCGTGACTGCTACAGGGGGGACCGTCACAGTTACGGATGCTGTTCTTCTGGAAGGCGCTCTGGTTGTTGAGAGGGGAACCTTCCAATCTCCTGAGGCTGTGAAGACCATTAATCTCTCTCAATTCCCTTACGTTGAGAAGAGTGCTCAAGTCTACCTCACTGGCGATACTACCACGGAAGGCGTTTATAAGGAAGAAGATAACATCTATTTCGCTTCGGGTCAAGGTGATAAGGTGTTCCAAGTCACCACCGATGAGCAGTTTAGAGCTTCTATTCTTTTCGGGGATGATACAATTGGTCAGTCCCCGTCGATAGGTGATGAGTATGTCGTAACTTACCGTGTAGGTGGCGGCACCCGTGGCAACATAGCCGAAAGCATCATTAATGCTCAATCGACAGCAAGCTCCGTGGGGGCTACTACGGAGGAGGTTACGCTTACTGTCGAGAACACTAGCCTTGCGACTGGTGGCAGGGATGCTGAGTCGGTGGCTCAGGCTAAGAGGTATGCCCCTTTATACTTCAGAACTCAAGATCGTTTAGTGACGCTTCAAGACTTCAAGGCTTTTGCTAATTCTTTCGCATCGAACTATGGATCTACTGGAAAAGCAACGGCCACGGTTCGAAGAGCTTTCTCGTCCGCTAACATTATTGATTTGTTTGTGCTGGAGAGAGCTTCGGATAATCAACTTAGGAGAGCTACCCAGGAGTATAAGCGTCAGCTTTTAGAGGGGCTGGAAGGTAAGAAGATGCTTACGGATGAGGTCGTTGTTGTCGATGGGTTGATCAGAACTTTAGACCTCGTTGTTACTATTACTCTGGATGAGAAGTTTAGAAGAAGTGAGAGTCAGCTTGTCCAATCAGCTAGAAGGTCTATCCTTAACTACATGAATATTGATAACACCGACTTTGCTGAACCTTTTGTCCCTCAAGATCTTATTAGGGTTCTCTTGGATGATGAAACTAATATTCGATATGCAGAGGTGGGAAATGTTGAGAATCCTATTAAAGTTGGATTCAATGAGATTGTTCAACTGAACAACTTAGCTATACGAGTAGAATACGTCTAATGTCAGGTAAGACTTATCTTAGAAACCAAAACTTCTTCAAGCGGAACTACTTCGAAGCTCTCAAGTATATCCTGCCAGGATACCTCTATGAGGACGACGTAGCTGATACACCTAGGGAAGATGATCCTATTGACGTAATCATAAACAGCCACATTGATGTTGCGGATAACTTCTCTTCTATTCTAAGTGTTAGCACTATTGATACGTTCAGTGGTATAGCTCCTTACTTCGTCAAGCAGAATGAGCTAACCAACATTACAACTCAATCCTTTGAAGATAAGATCCTTTCATACTTTGGTAAGAAGTTTACGGACTTTGACTCAGCGGATGAGCTTGGTAGTTTTGTAGATACTACTCTCTTACCCTCGATAAGCCTCAACAATCCTAATACTACTGTTTTCTCTGGTGTTGGGGATGCCTCTACAATCCACAGCTACTTAATTACAAATTTGTCTTGGATGTATTTCCTTAACACATCCGGCCCAACTTATAGCCCGTCATCCTACGTTAAAGGTTTGATTACGAGCAACCTTTACAACGGAGATTCTGTAAGGCTTAATGATGGGATTAACGGGTTAACTGAATATCTTTGGAAGAATGCTTCCGGTGATTACTACCCATCAGCGTCTTTCGCAAGTGGCACCAGATCTGACCTTAGTGGCACGCAGCAGCTTGATAAGTTGAAAACTTGGAATGATGTTGTTTACTCACCTTTGTTTGCTGATGGCTCTGATTTCCGAGTTAGGGATAAGTTTGAGACTTACCTGGATAACAACCTTAAAGCAACTAGTAAAGTTGAGAGTGGACCTTTTGCAAGACTGATAAGGGCCTTGTCTTTCTTTGCCTTTGATATAAACAACGACACTGAGGAGATTTCAACTCTTTACGACATTGATGATTGTCCTGACGATTATCTGCCTTTGGTAGCTCAACTTATCGGGTGGGACCTTTTCGGGAACAACCCAGATAGGTGGAGACTTCAGTTAAGGAACGCTGTTGCTATTTATAAGGCGGTGGGTACGAAGCGTTCGATTCAATCTACAATAAACACGGTTTTCCCCAAGAACAGCTTCCCTATTGAAGGTAGGGTCACTGAGCTTTGGGAGTCTTATGTTCCTTACCTAATTTACTATGCGTTGGCTACGGAGTCTCCTTACTTTAGAAGTTTCCAAACCTGGACCCCTGACCTAGCTATGCAGATGAATGTTGGAACCTACTCGACTTCAAGTATGGATGACAACATTCGTTTAGCCGTCGATAGGATCATACTTGAAACGATTGTCCAGTTCCCAGACAAGTTCCCTTTAAATACTTGGTTGGAAGAGTTCGAGTCTGTTTTCACTTATCGTGGGCGAGATTACTCGATACCTCCTTTTGAAGAGTATCCCTACTATGTCAATACTGAATTGACTAAGGATATGGTAGGCTTTATAACCGACCGTCTGGCTTGCTTTGGAGTTAGGCAAGACTTCGCTCTTGATGTAAGCTCGTATATTACATCCAATGCACTGACCGAAGATGACGAGCCTAGACTTGGTTCTTGGTTGATATTTACTTCGGGCTACAACGCTCCGCCAAACCTTGATAACTTGATTAGAAATCTTAGTGATAACCGCTTCGACTACGCCTCCCTTTGGTCGGGTAAATCATCCCACTTCAAGCTGGTTTTAGAGGCTTCGGAGTTTGATTTCAACAAGACTAATCTAAACGGTATCGAGAGCGGCGATGCAGTGAACTTCATATCGCAGGCAGTGTCTAAGGTATCGCCTGCCCACGCCATCCCGGTCATATCTTTAGAGGTTTCAGCCGACGCAGATACGTTATCTTTTGATCCTGATTTGCTTCCGGTTGTTTATTTCCCTAGAGAAGAGATTGATGTCGGCGCTGGTAATAATACTTTTGCATCCGGCATTTTCTTAAACACTTACAAGAGGGGTATTAACCCCAACGGCAATGTGGTGGGGAGAGGTGCAACAGAGTCCTTGGTTTCCCCTGAACTAGTAAACGTAAGCTCAATTGGTTCGGTGCCTAGAAATACATCTCGTCGTAGAAACTACGCTAAGGTCATGCCTTTTGAGGGGTATTACGACAGGACTGGATTCAACATGCCAGTCCCGAAGCAGAACTACCCTACTGAAAACCAAGAGTTCATACCACTAGGTTTGAACCTCTCTAGCTGCGAGTATGTCCCAGTAACTGATCACATAAATGTATCCGGTATCTGGGCTCAGTGTGAGAACTTGTTCTCGAACAATGTGTATAATGGAGTAGCTGTTAGTAGCACCTATCCTGTCCGAGGATGGTAAGTAGTATAGCAGATGGTTAATCTTGATTTCACAGTTATAGGTGTTAACGATGTCACAACGGATCCAACCGTTAGGTTTAAGTGCGTTACGAGTGACGGGGAGAAGTTGTATATTGGCACAGATAGATCTGTGGAAGAGTCTGCTGATGTTTGGGAATACTCCAACGGAAACTATACTAAGATCACAGATAACTTAGCATCTCAAAACTTTTACTCCGTTGAGACTCTCCTGATGGACGACGGTAAATTGTTTGCTGGCGTAGGTGGAGGCTACACCGATGGCGTCGCTACTGAAAACTTCAAAGGACAAGTGTGGGTTAACAACTCTTTAAAATGGGTTGATGCTGGCATATCGAATAGTGATACTAACAGCACTACCAACTATATAAGATCCTTAGTTAAGGTTGGGGACGATATCTACGCTGGTGGAAGTAGGTATGATTTATTTAAGTTTTCTCCGAGTGGTCCTTCATTTGCATTAACTTTAAAGGCATCTGAATCGGGCAACATGCCGCCTGAGTATGATTTGAACGCTAAGTATAACACGGAGAACTGGATTGATCTGGAGACTGACGGCTCGGCTGTTTACGGTGCAGTGCTGCCTATTGATGCTATTAGGACGGGATCTATCACTCAACCTCCACTTACCACACCTTCTTCTATTGTTAAGTATGATGGGGCTAGTCTTATAAGATTCTCACCGAACTTAGATTATGGTAACGGAGGAACTCGATGCGTAAGTAAACTTCATTACGATGATGGTTACCTGTATGCGGGTACTTACAATTCTACAAGTGGGACTGAGGTGTGGAGATCTCCAATAGAATCTGGAGGTGGGACTTGGACAAGGATTAACACCCCTGGCTTTGGTGACTTTAGAAACTTTGTTACTAAAGATATTAAGACCTTAGATGGCCATATTGTAGTTTCTGTCCAAGGATCATTGGGTGGCCAGTTGTGGGCGTATGACAAATCCGATAGCAGTTGGACTCGACAAACCGTAAACTCTGATGTGGTTTACGAGGCTTATTATATCCAAAGACTTGGGACTCTCAACTATCTGGTTGGCCAGTGCCCTCAATACTTTGTCCAGTCGGGTGATGACACTTTAATATTATCTGGCCCCGATGCGTATGCTAGTGGATTACCGCACTTAATGGATAATAGCATTGCATCATATCCTTTAGGGGACGACCGTTATAGATTCTTTACATGTAATGGACCTAGACCAGTTGTCACAGAGGGTACACTGGAAAACCCTTTCGAAACTATTAGATCTCCTCTTCAGGATATGACATCAGCTATTGATAATGGAGCTAGCTATTGGTGCGCTCCTTTCGATCTCTATGATACTGGATCTAGTTCAACCGCAGTTAGCTCGTTTTACTTTCAAGAAATTTTAGATAAGAAGCCTTCCTACACTTCTGGTTACTTAGACTTAAATGGATCTGGGTTTGAGTTTAGGACTGAGGACAACCTTGGCAATTTCTTATCGTCAACACCCGCGTCAGCCATTTATAATTATGCTTATTTGAATGACTTTATTAACAAACCGGCTTCAGGTCAAGCATTAGCTCACCCACAATCGGTTCTATACGACGCTGACGAGGATTTATTATTAGGCACGTTATATTGTGAGGAAGGCAAGTGGGGCATTGCAGGTCCAGCTTCTGCTTCTACTAAGGCTTGTGGTCCCTCGACAAACTTCCTCAGGGGTGAGTGGCATCAACTTAGGAGTATGAGGCTTGTGGTTTCGAATGATAAGGGACTCTCGTTCTCCGATTGTGGATCCCTTATCTTGCCGCCATCGGGAGTTAGAAATACCCCTAATGACGCTACGTCCATCTCTGCAACGACTTATGCACGTAATGTAGGGCCTTCTAACGGAGCATTCCAGAAGAGGGTAGATCCTGAAACTGGGGTTGAATACCTTTACGTATATTTTTGTAGGTTCCCTAATGAGTTAAATGTTAATTCAATAACCTTAGGGGTGGCGAGGGCACCTTATTCATCAGTAATCTCTTATGCATTAAATGGATCAGCTTATCCATTCTCTGCCTACCACAACGGCTCTTGGGATCAGGTTATCAATTCAGAGCCTCTTGCTAACGCTAGCGCAACTGAACTTTACCCACCAGTTCTCAGAAATGATTTAGGCGACGGCGCTTACTTCGACCAACCTCAGCCTTTAAAATGCTCTAATGCAGAAAACTATTCCGTGTTGGGCACGACTCCTACCTTCTCTCTCGACCCCTTTATTGTAATTACTGATGCTTTTTCTCACGTTAATGGAATTTTCACCTCCGATGGTGTAACCTTTGGGTATCCTCAAAAGGTAATTCAAAAACCTTTGAAGGTTCGAGAGGACGGCATTACAAACATATCTCTTAAGTATTTGGCCCATGTCGGTCCTAGCTCCCACTTAACTGAGAGCGGAGATACGTTCAATACAGTGGACAGCGGGTATACTTACACTACTGAATACGGATCCCTTGAGGCACATGATTCCTTCTGGCAAACACTTGAAGTTAACAGAACAAGTGTAAGTGCTCCTGTGGTGGCCTCCACTGATAGATCTTTTGAAACTGGACGTTACATCAGAGCGTTCAATTCCAAGTATGCAATTGATAGGGGTCAGCTTCCCGGCATCTACGCAGCCATGCACCGGATTGGTGAGAATAAAAAACTATTGAACTCACAGGTTGCCATTGAAGCTTCCACCTCCTCTTTAGAAGCTTACTTAGATGCTCTCATATTAGCTAGGAGTTTTGAGGGAGAGGATCCTAATGACTTTGCTGCGCTTACTGCTGAGATAAATAGGATTCAGGCTTTGCTTGACGGCGACTACAGATCTTACACAGCCAGTGGGACAAATAGTAACACGGCAGGGTATACCTTCCCAGCCTCAGTGAGTGATTACTACAACTTTGAATTCGGTAGAGATTTACACCGGCTCTATCACATTTACCATGAGAACTTCCAATGGCACCGATTGAGTCCCGATGTTCAAAAGCAGGATGGGGCTAACATATTCTCACACACTTTTGGTCCCCTTCTCTACAATCACGACTTCGAAGAGTTGGGG